GTCCTCGGCGCCCGCCGTTTCCCCGCCACGAGAGCCGCGAGGAGGAGGAGGTTCGACTTCGCCGCGAGTAGCGGCGGGCGCTTCGGATTCTGGTGCGCGCGCCACAGGCGCGGATTGTTCTTCGGGCGGCTTTGCCAGCCCCTCGGCTTTCCTCACGTTCTCTGCAATGTCGGCGAGTTCGCGCGCGCGCTGCGCCATCTCAGCGAGGCGCGGTTGATCGGCTTCGAAGCGCGGCGCCGGCAGGTCGCTCACCGCCACAGGCTCGTCCCGCAGGAGCTGCTCCATCGCCGTGCGCACACGCTCGACGTGGCGCTCGATGTCCACCGGCTCGGCTGGTTTGCCTGGCATCGAGTCGACGTTCAGGTGCTGGGCCTGCCGCAGCGCGACAAGGGCGTCGATGTCGGAGGGATTCAGGCCCTTGCCCCAAGCCTCCATGCGCGTCCACATCTCGGCGCCTTGCGCGCGCGCCGCGGGCGAGAGGTGCACGATCCCGCCGAAGGCCGCGCCAAGCAGCACATCCAGCGTCAGCGCCGTTGGATCGAAGGTCTTGAATTCCCCCTCCCCCGTCGTGTCCTTGAGCAGTATCTCCCCAGCAGCACGCATGCCGATGCCCTGAGCCACGTTGAAGCCGATACCACCGTACAGAACGCGCTGGGCGAGCGTTGTGCCGAAGACCGGCATGTAGATGCCCAACCCCAGCCCAGCGCCTTGGGCAGCGCCCACGAGGTTCGCCGTGCGCGCCTCCACCCCTTTCTTCACCAAGTCCTCGGCCACCGAGAGCTGCATCGATCCCACGGCAAGCGCGGGCGCGCCGATCACGATCGGCAGGGTCGAGATGAGGGTTCCGGCGATCTGCGCGGCTGCACCAACCTCCCGCGGGTTCGGCGTCCAATGCTCCACCGCGCTCCCCCAGACCTCGTCGTGCTCGCGGAAGTACTTGTCCTGCGCCTCGGTGCCACCGGTGAAAGCGTCCTCCACAATCGGGCCGACCGAGCCCAGTAGGTCCACTCCGCGGCCAATTTTCGCCAGTCCCTGCATGGTCGAGAGGCCGGTGCCACGGATGAAGCCGTCGAAGGTGCCTACATCGACCCGCTGGGTGGGCCTCAGCGTCCCAAGGCGCTCCGCCGCTTCCTGGTTGTACAGGTCTGTGCTCATCCCCTGACCCCTGCTGGCGGTGCCGTCTCAGGGCCCCTGGTGGGCTTTTTGGGCTTCGGCCCGCCCTTGATGTTGTCCAGAGTCCCTGGCTTCTTGGGCGCTGTGGCGGGCTCCTGGGCCACGAAGTCGTAGCCGGATGGGCGGAAGGCGGCAGATTGGTTGAAGTCGAGCAGGATCTGTCGGCCATTCTTGTCGAACATGATCCCATCGCCAGAGCGGAAAACGTAGCGGCCGTCGCCCGCTGGCTCGAGCGGCAGGTCCCGCAGGGTCTTGGCGGTGATGCCCTCTGGCAGCACCCCGGAGACTTCGATGTCATCGGTGCGGCGCTTCATCTGGTCCTTGAATTCCCCGATCGGCATGCCGTAGGGAAGCGGCGTGTACTTGCCGCGGTATTTCTCGACGCCACCGGTGGCGAGCTCGATCGCCTGGCGCAGGCGCGTGAGATCCGGGGCCTTTGTGTCCTTGTCGCCCGCATCGCTCTGGAGCTTCGCGTAGATAGAGCGCGTGGCCTGGTACATGACGTTGCGCGTTTCGGGGAGCCCGGCGTAGGCGTTTTGGATCTCGCGGTCGAACTCCCGGCGCAGGTCCTGCTCGGGTGGCATGGGGACGAGGCTCCCGCCCTCTGGTTTACCGTCCGCTTTGGTGCTGGGACGCAGGATTGCCTCGCCCTGCAGCATGGCATCCGATGCTTGGGAGCGGCCCTTGGCGGCGAATTCGCCGGCGAGTGCCGTAACTGGGTGGTCGGCGGCGAGTTGCGCCATGATGCCGCTGTAGCCCTGCACATCGCCGCGGGAGGCCTGGAACATCTGGCCCAGATACTCTCGGCGCTCCTTCCAGCCAGCGCCCGCCACAGCGCGGCTCACCAGCTGCTGCTCGGGCTCGGTCAGGGGGCGCAGGGGCGCGCCGTACTTGGCGGTCATGGAGCGTGCGATGGCAAAGCGCTCTGCCAAGCCATCAGCCGCCTGCACGGGCTGGGAGAGATCAAGCGGCGCTGGTTCCGCGATGCCCTGACGCACCGCGAAGGTGATGGGGTCCTTCTTCAGCAGATCGCCTTGGCGCTCGTGAATCTGCTTCCAAGCATCGAGCACCCGGCGGTCGAACTTGCCCGGGTCCTTGCGGATCTGCGCTTCGGCGGCGGTGATCTGATTTGCCTGCTCGAGCGGAGCGAGCTTGGAAAAGGTGCCCGTGGCGTTGGCGATCGACACCATCTGGCGTGCTTCGGGCTCGAGGTCGGTGCCCTTCGCGGCCTCGTAGATCGGCACGAGCTGCTCGATGGTAGAGGGCATCCCGGCCAGCGTGTTGCCGTTGGCGTCGTTGATGAGCTTGCCGATCTTGCGCTCCTGCTGTAGCCGCTCTCGCTCGGCCCGCACATCGAGTGCATCAAGGCGGTTGAGGATCCTGCCGTGGACGATGTTCTTTCGGGTTTCGTCTAGAGGCGAGGTGAGGACCTCCTTCTCGAGCGCCAGCAACCCCTGGCGGTTCTCTCGCTGGGAGAGGAAGGTGGTGTTGAAGCGGGCGGTCAGGTCCTTCTGGGTGCCGTCCTCGACCGCTTTTTGCAGCACCTTGGCGGTGGTGGCCGGGATCTGGTCCTTGTAGGTCTTGTACCAGGATTCGGCGTAGCGGTAGTCGTTGCTTGCGAGCGCCTGCCCGATCACCGAAGCGTGGACCTTGCCCGATTCCTCGAGCATTACAGCCTCGCGGTACTCGTCGGCCCAGCCGTAGCGCTCGGCGCGGTTTTGCACCATGGAGCGGATGGTGGCGAGCGAAGTGGCGATGGCGTTCGGGCTGTCCCAGCGCGTGGTGGCCTCCTGCTGGGCTTGGGCGACTGCGCCGTCGTAGACCTGCTTCGCGTAGACGTCGCCCTCCTTGGCGAGGTGGCGATACATATCTTCGTCGTACTGCAGGCGCGCAATGCCGGCGCGCGCCTTGAACATCTCGCGCTGTCGGTCGTTCGTGAGCGTGCTAGCGATCTGGCGCTCAGCGTCTTCGAAGCGCTTTCCGTACTCCTGCACGATAGGGCGGGTGACCGCATCCGCCCCTTTCAGCCTCGAAAACCCTTCGTCCTCGGAGAGCGTGAGGTCCATCCGGCGCGTGTTCAGCTGGGTGGAGGCATCCTGCGCCCGCAGGGTGTTGATGCGCTCTTCCTCGATCTTCTGGGCGCGGTAGATCTCCTGGGAGCCAGCGCTGATGTCCTCGCCCAACTGCATGAGGGCTTTACCTGGGACTTCGCTCGGGCCCTTGGCGACCAGGCGCGAGATGCTTCCGCCCTGCCTTGCCACGGGGCGCTCTTGTGCGCTGGGATCGATGATGCGTGCCATCAGGTGTTCCCGTACTCGTAGGTGCCGATCAACGCCGCATCGCCGGATCCAGTGCCAGATTTAACGCTTGCGGCGTCAGGGCCGCCCACCCCGTACTTCGCGTACAGGCTCGATCCGGTTTTGAACATCGTGCCCAGCGCCTGGAGGTTGTAGGCGCCGGCACGCGCCGCGCCTTCTTCCATCGCCGCAGACCCGCCCATGCGTTCGGACAGTGCTGCGACGCGAAATTGCCGCGCGCGCTCTTCTCCCTCGTAGAGCGCGATGCTCGCCCGGTAGATGCCCAAGCCCTTGGTCTGGGAGAGCAGCCGCACGATGGTCGGGTCGGAGACTCCCCCGCCGCTCGCCGCAGCGACCGCCAGGGCCCTGGAGGCGGCGATGTCGGCTTGGCGCTGCTCCTCGAGCGCCGAGCGCTGCCCCAGGGAGATGGCGATGCCAGCTTGGCGCTCGAGCTCGATTGCATTGAACTCGCCAGCGACCTTGCTGCGCTCACCGGCCGTCTTGGCGGCGCGCGCGGCCTCCTTGGCTCCCATCATGGATACGAAGGAGCTACCAAGCTGCAGCCAGCCAGCCATGCCCATGCTAGCCATGGTGTTCAACCTCCGCGATTGCAGCGAGTACGGTGCACGGGCGCGGTGCTTTTGCCTTCAGGCATACGCGCGCATCGCTATCCCAGGTGCCTGGAAAGGTGATCTTCTCGGTGGCGTAGTCCGCGCGCACTTCGTCCACATCCACCGGCGCGCCGTTCTCGATCTCTGGTAGATCGCGCATTTCGGATTCAGTGAGGCTCGGCCCGTAGAGCAGACCCTTTGCATGCACGTCGGCGAGCAGCAGGGCGACCGACTTCACATTTTGCGCATCCGACAGCGTGGCGGAGGCGTTTTCCATCAGCTCGATGAACTTCGAGGACTTGTAGGTGGCTTCGTAGGCAAGCCCCACCACGCCGGCGGTTGCGAGATAGGCGGCGCCGGCGTTGGTGACCGTGATCTGCCCACCAGCCACGGTGAAGGTTGCGATCGCGCCAGCTGAGGTTCTCAGGCACTTGCCGTTGTCCCAGACCACCACGGCCTTGCCCTCGAGGTGCGATAGCCCGGTGAGCGTGGCGCTCGCTGCCTGACTGTAGGTGATGAAGCAGTCGGCCTGCTTGTTGAGCGTCCCGCCGCGGCACTCGTCCTCGAACGCCCACTTCTCGAGGTAACGCTTGGTGGCGACGCCGATCGTGCGTGCGACGGCGTAGTAGACGAAGTCCTCGTTGTCGCCCGGGTCCCCAGGCAGCACGCATCCGTCCTCGATGTCCCCGTCGGTCTCGACTTCGAGGAGCGCGACGACCTCCTCGACCTTGTCGAACACCATCATGAGCACGGTGCCATCGGACCGGATGAAGTGCAGCCTAGTATCGGGCTGGCGCTGCACCAGGATCTTCACGATGCCAGGGGACCCGGCGTCCGGGTGCAGGGCGGTGAGGTGCCCGGCCTCGTAGTCCACCCCTGACTGCCCGAAGGCGAGCTCGTAGATGCGGATGCCGCCGCGCTGCACGAAGATGCCGTTCTGGTCGACCTTCACTGCGGCCACTGGGGCGCTGCCCTGGGTGCTCGCCGCCTTGAGGTTGAAGTTCGACGGGGTAAGGGGTTCGTCCAAGCTCGAGCTCCTCACGGAGAATTCAGATCCTTCGCCGCCAGCGATCAGGCGCTGGAGCGAAAGGAGCCAATTGATCGTGTCCACTGGCCCCGAGCCGATCGAGCGGCTGATAGGCCCGGCATCGCCTTCGAAGTCAGGGTCGAAGCCATCGAAGGCATCCGAGATCGATGCGTCGATCTTGTCGCGCCCAGCCCAGACCAGGCGCCCCTCGTGGAAGCTGACGGCGCTCGGGAAGCCACGCAGGGGAGACCATTGCCCTTCGGCCCAGTCCTCCGTGCCGGCGAGACCACCGAGGTCGGTGATCACCTCCGCGGAGACCGAGATGTTCGTGGCGAAGGCGGTGATCCGCGCCACCCCGGTGATGCTGCCAGTGGTGATGGCGAGGGTGCTCACGATGGTGCCGCCGGCGTAGTCCCCGGTCTTCACGCCCAGGCGATACAGGATGACCTGGTTATCGAGGCCGTCGTCGAAGGTGGTGGCTTGGTCAGTGGTGTAGCTCGTGACATCGAACCAACTCGCACCGCCGTCGAAGGAGCGCTGCAGGGTGAGCGTTGAGCCGGTGGCCGAGAGGCCGGTTACCAGAATGGAGAAGGCGCGCGCGGCGTCTACTCCCGTCACCCTAATACTGTTCGTGAAGGTGTTCTGGGCCACGAGGCTGTCGCTCACCGTCTGGCCCACCGAGGTGATCTGGAAGAGCGCGCCGACGTGCGCCGCACGAAAGAGGGGCTTCGAGGCGGTGAGCGTGACGTTCCCCGAGATCGCGCTCGCCGCGATCGTAGTGGTCGAGACGTTCGGCACCCTGAAGGGCCCGTCGCCAGGCTCGTAGAGCACCACCGACCAGCTGTGCGATGCACGCCGCTCGATCGTGTATTGCTGCAGGCCGTCGCAGGAGACGTAGATGATGTCGCCCGATTGATCGTGTCGGATGAGTGTGAGTTCTGCCTCCTCCCAAGGGGCGGTGACCACCATGGCGCCCGCGGCCTCAATCGTGCAGGAGTCAACTAGCACGATGCGCTTGAGGCGGCTCTTGAACTCCACCCAGAAGTTACCCGTGGGGGTGAGGGCGATGCTGTGCGTGCCGGCGCCGAGTGTGGTTTCGTTGATATAGTCGTCGTCCCCGGATGTGGATCCAACCCGCAGCGCCACAGGCCCACGCTCGACCACGATCTGCAGGGCGTGCTCGACCCCGATGTTCGCGCCAGCGACGGTGACCTCCTGATTGCGGATGGCGAACGAAGTGCCGTTGCCGGTGAGACCCATGTAGCCGCCAGCCTGCCAGGCGCTCGTCGCCCCGGATTCGTCGTTGTCGTTCCAATTGGCGATGGTGGTGTCGAAGGTGCCATTGACAATCGCGCTCGTGACAGCCGGGCGAGTGATCACCGCGTCGTTCACCCAGACCCGCATCGCTTCGTCTGTGAGTTCGATCTTCGCCTTGTCGGTGATGGAGAAGACGAAGGGGATGTAGAAGGCGAGCGCGTCGCCCCTGGTAGAGCCGAGGTGTCCGGTCCCTGGGCGCAGCATCATCGAGCCCAGCACCCTGCAGACCCAGTTCTTCTGGATCTCAGCAGCGAATGCAAGGCGCTTGATGTCGGAGCGGGCGAGCCCCAGCCGAGAAACGATGCCCCGGTTGAAGGCGATCTTGGCGACGAGGGTGCGCACTGGGTGTGCTACCCGATCAGTTGCGTGGTCCTGCCTCCGTCACGGCGGGGACTTTCACCGCGGTGGCGGGCCGCCGACCACGTGCCGCGGCTGGGAAAGGTGGCGGGCAGCGCCATCGCCGCCTTGTTCTTGGCGAGCACCAGGCAGCGGTTCACGTGGCCCTTGTCCTCGCGCCCAGGTGGTCCGAGTAGGAACTCTCGCCGCTCTGCGCTCCCTGGGAGCTTGTGGCAGATGCGCCCGGCGAAGTAGGCTTTCACGTAGTCGACGAATGTGGAGGGCCATTTCGCCAGGTCGAGACCGTAGGCGGCATCGTCGGAAACGTACTTCGCGTAGATCACGTCCCGGTCGCTGAACCAGTAGTTGATCTCGTCGGCGTACTCGAGCAGCGGGGCTTTCAGGAACTCGTCCTCGAAGACCCCGGAGGTCGCCACCCAATCGTCGGGCTTGTTGAAGCCGCGGCTGTAGCCCCAGTCTGGCGCGATTGAAGGGTTGTAGTCGAAGCTCGATGCGCGCATGGCGAAGTGCCACTGGCCCTGCTCGAGGCAGTAGCGCGCACCCTCGTCGTTCCAGACCAAGTCGAGCAGGTGCCTGGGCTCGACGTTCTCCGAGAGGTTGTTGAGCGCGCGCTCCCCGCAGAGGAGCAAGGCCCCGTTGTAGACGCGGAGCCTGTCGGTCACGGCCGCTCCCGGTTACGCCGCTACTGGTTCGGCGCGTACTGTGGTGGGCGCACCCACCTGCTCACGCGCGAATTTGTCCAGCCAGGCGATGGCCTCGTCTTTCCCGAGGCCCTCAGCAACGAGGGCCTTATCGGCTTTTCTCACCACCGACCACTTGTGCTGCGCGCGCCAAGTGATGGTGTGTGCGTCGATGAAAGCCTTCACTTCGGTCTCGGAGGCTTGGGTAAGCGAAACATCCGCCGTGGTCAGCAGGTGGAACGAGAGCAGATGCACCTTCGCCCAAGTGCGCGAGCTGTCGGTCACGATGTAATACGCCACCCACGTACCGTCCTCGGCGCGCGCGCGAATCTCGTCGCAGGGTTTGAGCTTCACAGCGCGGTGTGCCCAGAAGCTCGGCACCAGCAAAGCCTCCGGCTTTACCCCTTGCGGGATCTTCGCGTCCCAGCGGGGGCTGATTTGGTCGAACAACTCCAGATTTTCCGTCGGGAGCTGGATGAGTTGCTGCTGGTTCTTTTCCATCACGATCCTCCTCGTGTTGATCAAGGTGCTGCAAGCGGCAGGGCCCGAAGGCCCCGCCGCTTTGTTGCTTGCCCGAGCGGTCCTACCTCGTGGAGCTGAGGTGCCCGCCGCTGGAGGCGATTGCAGCCCCCGCGGTGGTGACCGCGCCGATCACGCCCAGGTACACCGACAGGGACGAACCCGTGTCGATCGCACCCATGATCAGGTCGCCCGGCCGCATGCCGATGTAGAAGGCATCGAGGAACCAGCTCGCCGTGATGAAATCGGTCGAACTGTCGGTCGAGTTGTGCAGCCAGACGTTCTGGCCCCTGATCTTCGAGCTGGTGACGAGCGAGGTGCTGCGCTGGCCCCACATATTCGCGCCCGACATGCAGCGCGGGGGGTTGGCGACGCTCGAGAGTTCCGTGCTTCCTTTGTACGCCATGGTTTTCTCCTTGGTTGTCCGGTCCTCGGCGCCTTAGCCGTAGACCGTGCCGTCGGTGGTGAAGACCACCACGCCGGCGTTTTGCAGCAGGAGAGCGCCCATGAAGCACGAGGTGCGCGCGTAACTGTAGTCCTGCTCGCCGTTGTACCCCACGTCCGTCGAGATGCCGCCGCTGTTGGCGGCATGTCCCGCTGAGGTCTTGTGGTACAGGAACGACTTCTCGGACGCCGTCGCCTTGCCCGGCAGGTTCGGGTGCTCGATGATCAAACAGTTCCGCCACCGATACGCCATCGGCTTGTCGCGCCAGCTGGCGTTCTGGTCTTCGCCCGCGAGGGGCTTGACGTTCACGTAGTCGGCGTTGCTGAACTCCGGTGCCTGCTCGAGAAAAGCGAGGTACGACGGCTGGCACAGAAACGTGATGTTCGAGTCCCAGGGCACGCTCGCGTTGGAAAGCTTCACGCGACCGTTCTGGAACAGGCTCACCGTCGGCGTTGCGCTCGCAGCCCCGACCGTCACCGTGCCGGTGTTCAGGATGGTGATGATCTGGTCGTCGATCTTGCGGTTCATGACACCCATCGACGTCTTCTGCATGAGCGCATTCTGGTCGCCTTGGCTGGCAAAGATGTTGAAGCTGGTCTTGCGCACCAAGTCGTGCCACTCGCCCAGCGTGACCGTGTTCTGGGTGAGATCGTCGTTGCGGGCCGGGATGAGGCCGTTGGCGCCCCGCGTCTTCGCGGTTTCGCCGCCGGACCCGGCAACCATGAAGACTGCCTGGTTGCCCTTGAAAATCGCCTCGGTCGTCACGGTTTCCCGAAGCAGCGTTCCCGTCGCTTCGAAAGCCGCGATGTACTCTTGGCGGTACTGCGTTTGGTATGCGGTGTCCACCATTGGACGCCCCCTTTCGCTAAAGATCGAGTTGTCGACCTCGCTACGGGGTGTCCGCCTGGTGCTGTTGGCCGGGGTGTCCCTTCTACGGGGGCCG